TTTACAAATTCAAGTATACGGAATGCGTAACGCATATGAACTGAACGTTTATATTTCATAAGGAATCTAATGGGTACTAAAAAAGATTTATATGTTAAGTTGGTAGAATCTCTCCAAAAATTACAAGAAGAAAACGAACCCACAAACCCAGCTCTTTGGTCAAGAGCCGTTGCTGCTGCTAAAGCTAAATATGATGTGTATCCATCTGCGTATGCTAACGCATTTGCTTCTAAATGGTACAAAGAAAAAGGTGGTAGTTGGAAAACCAAAAAAGAATCTATAAGTGAAGATAGCCCATGTTGGGATGGCTATAAACAAGTGGGTATGAAAATGAAAAACGGAAAACAAGTACCAAATTGTGTACAAGAAGGTTCTACATTTAAAATTACAAATACAATTACTAAAAAAGAATGGGCTAAAACGCCAAAGGATTATAAATCGGTAATTGATGGTGTACATTATGTAATGAAGATGACCGATAAAGGCACGGCATTAGTTCCTGTTAAGATTGTTGAAATGACAGTAACCGAAGCAAATGTTGGTGATTTCGAGATTGGTGATTTTGTTCATTTTAAATCTAAAAACAAAACCGGAATGGTAATGAAGATTAGTGGTAACAAAGTTACTATTAATACCCTTAATGGACCTTTTACTGGTGATATTAAAGATATTCAAGTTTTATATCAAGATGGTGTTGAAGAATCACACACCGGTGACCCAAATGACCGATATGTTGTTAGACCATGTAAGAATCCAAAAGAACCATGGGCTGTATGGGAAGGTGAAGTTAGGGTAAAGGGATTCGCTACCAAAGAAGAAGCCCAAGCATTTGCAGACGCAAAAAACAAAGAACAATTTGGTGAGGCTACTGATTCTGAAGAAGAAGATTTTCATATGAAGCTTGACAAGTTGGTTCATTCCACATTTGGTATGAGTCCTGACGAAGAAAAGAACGAAGCAACTACATCAGATGTAATCAAAGATTTAGATAAAGTAAAAAATGATTTACTTAAAAAAATCGAGGTATTGATTGCTAAAAAGAAAAAACTTTATTCCGATGTTGACATCGAATCTCCAATGAGTGATGATGAAAAAAAACTGGATAAAGAAATTGCAGATTTATTCTCAAAAATCAATCAATTAGTTCTTCAGAAACGAAACTTGAAAAAAGAATCTGTAACTGAAGGTAATGCTTTTACCGGCGCTTTGTTTAAAGCTCGTCAAGAAGGATTGACCGAATTCGAATTTAACGGAAAAATGTATCCTGTTAAAAAGCTCGATGAGGAATCTGATGAAAAAGAAGAAAAGTTAGAAGAATCAAAAACTAACATTCTTAAAAAAATCATCAAAGAAGAATATCACGCTATTAAATCATTCATGGAACAAAATGGTATGGAGATTGGTAAAGTCTATTCTAATCCCGTAGCAAAATCATTCATCAAAGAAGATGAAGAAGAAGTTGTTGATGAGTATGATGTTGAAAACTATGAAGAGACTGTTGATTTCAAAGAGTTTTTAGAATCTTACATGAAATCTGAAAGAGCCGAATTGCGAGAGTTGAAATTTAAATCAGCCGGCGTTAAAGAATTACTTACTACAATTTTCAACAATAAAAATCTATTACCTAAACTTGGATTTAAGACATTCAAAGAAGTTCTTGAATTCATAAAGTTTGGTGACCAAGAAGAACAAGCTGAACTCGAAACAAAACTTAAAAAGTTAGGCGTTCAAGTTCCTGTTTTTGAATCCAATCTAAAAGAAATGAATCTTGCTTCGGCTGGAGTTAAAGAAGTGTTGAAACAATTATATTCTGATAAGAAGCTTGTACAATATTTGGGATTCAAAGACTTTAAAGGTGCTGTCTACTTTATCAAAAATGGTATGTCATCAGACTTTGATGAAATCCGTGATGATATTGCAAAATACAAAAAACAATTGGGTGAGGCTGAATACCAAGGTCGTAAAGTAAAACTTGGTAAGATTATGCAGGGTGATGTTAAGAAGTTCAAAGTATACGTTAAAAACGACAAAGGTAATGTTGTTAAAGTAAACTTTGGTCAAGGTGGTGATGCTAAAGGTGGTACTATGAGAATTCGTAAGAATAATCCAGAGGCTAGAGCATCATTCAGAGCACGTCACAATTGTGATAGTCCAGGTCCAAGATGGAAGGCTCGTTATTGGTCTTGTAAAAAGTGGTAATTTATTAATTTGAAAACAATACTTATTGTAAACAAGTTTTGATGAAGGCTTACCACGTCTACATAATTCGTAACAGAGAACCAGAGACATTTGAATTAATAACTCATATGTATTCTTGTATAAATCACAGGAACGTCAACCCAGATGTTCCATTGTCTTTAATAACGGATTCAAAAACAAAAGAATTCTACGATAAATGGAAAATCACAAGTTTATATGACGAAGTGATTACAAATTTCTTTGACGACTACCCATATGATAGAATATCTCATAATTTTTGGGCGTCTCCAAAGATTTGGGCTATGGGTAAGTTAAAAGCTCCATTTATTATACTCGATACTGATTTACTATTACACAATCCGTTAAGTACATACACAAATTGTGACCTTGCGTATCTACATAGAGAGACTAGCGTCTCATATCCAAACATTTTTGATGTACATGGGCCGGAAAGGTTTGTTTGGGACGATGATATGTTGAAATCGTTCAGAAACACCCAACCGATGAATTGTGCTGTAATTGGTATGTTTAATGATTCGTTCAAATCTGATTTTGTGAAACGTTATTTTGATTTTGTATTGGATTCGAGTGGTGATGTATCATATGCTACCGAACATTCACATAGAATGCAACCATTATCATCAGCACAAATAATGATGGAACAATGGTTCATCGCTGCTCTGGCTAATTATTGGACATATGTTTTAAATGTTCCAATAAAAACACAAGCGGTGTGTAAAGTTTTGTATTCATCTGAAGGATTCTTTACATATGACATGGATATGGGTCATGATGTTGCTTCTCCTGAATTAAACAATACATTGTATCACTTATGGGGTGCTAAACAATATCAAAACGACAAAACCCATGAACTACACATCTCAACGCGAGATATGTTATATGGTGGTAAACACCTTGTCGAGTCGAGTTCTTATTATAACATTCTAAAAGAACCATTTGACAAATTGTTGACCGATTTATTTAATTAATTAAAAATCAATATTTATTTTAAAATAGGAATATTATGAAAACACTAACAAAAATTTGGAATTGGATTTTGGGTAAGACAAACATTGACGAAAAGGTCATGGAAACTGTATCCCAAGTTAAAAAAGAAGTTGAAGTTGTTAAAGAACAAATCAACGTTGTAGAAAAGAAGGTTGTTGAGACTAAAGCTGCTGTAAAAGAAGTTAAAAAGTCAGCTAACAAACCTAAAGGTTCTGCAAATGCTTCTGCTGGTCAAGTTAAACCAAAGAAGAGATACTATCCAAAGAAAAAAGGCTCATCTGCAGCCTCTGCTGGCAAAGTAACCAAGTAATGAAACTTAAATCAGTACACATTGTAATCATTGTAGCAGTTGGGCTGTTATTAGCACAACAACTATTCATGTCAAACTCTTATAAGAAAGAGTACATGAAGATGTTAAAAGAACAAGAAGAGGTTTCTAAAAAAGAAATCCAAAGATTGCAGGGTAGTGTGGATTCTTTGAAACTTGTAAACTCTGAAATTGATAAAGAGATTGCAAAAGTAGATTCACAACTTGATGCTAAAGATTCTCAAATTAAAAAACTAAAGAAACAACATGAAAAAGACGTTGCTAAGTTTAATTCTATGTCTGATGACGAGCTCACATCTGCTTTCACAGACGCATTCAAGTGATTCTACTCTAATTGCAGTTCCAAGACACACTTTGGAAAAAGCATTGGTCATAAAGGCTAAGTACGAACTATGTGATGCTGAACTAATCCTTGTAAAGGATAAGGTTGTATTGCTGGAAAAGAAAATCGAATTAAAAGATTCACAAATTGTGAACTTAAATAAGATTGTAAAAGATGTAGAATCTATTGTTGTTGAAAAAGACAAAATCATAGAGATAAAAGAATCTGAAATCAAAGTTTTAAAATCAGAAAAACGAAAAAAGTATTTTAGTGGATTAGCGACCGGTGGTAGTATTGGTATTTTGGCTATGACATTGATATTTTTATTATAAAAATTACCTATGGCAAAAACTTTAAAGGAAATGATAAGGGAAGAGTACATTAAGTGTGCGAAAGACCCCGTATATTTCTTTAAAAAGTATTGTTACATCCAACACCCACACCGAGGTAAGATTTTATTTAACTTGTATCCGTTCCAAGAAGACTTGATGACGGACTTCAACGATAATAGATTTAACGTAATCCTAAAATCACGTCAGTTAGGTATCTCGACATTATCCGCTGGATATTCATTGTGGTTGATGTTGTTTCATGAAGATAAAAACATATTGGTAATTGCAACTAAACAAGAAGTAGCAAAAAACCTTGTTACAAAAGTTAGATTCATGCACGATAGTTTACCAAGTTGGTTAAAGAGTGAAACTGTCGAAGATAATAAATTATCATTAAGATTACGGAATGGTTCTCAAATTAAAGCAACGTCTGCCGCAGGTGATGCTGGTCGTTCTGAAGCATTGTCAATGTTGATTATTGACGAGGCTGCGTTTATTCAAAATATTGAGGATATTTGGACATCTGCTCAATCAACCCTTTCTACTGGTGGTAAAGCTATCGTACTTTCAACTCCAAATGGTGTTGGTAACTGGTTCCACAAGATTTGGTTGAAGGGTGAGAATGGTGATAGTTGGAATCCGATTAAACTTCACTGGACTGTACACCCTGAACGAAATCAAAAGTGGAGAGATGACCAAACCAAACTCCTTGGTGATAAAGGTGCTGCCCAAGAATGTGATTGTGACTTCATCAGTTCAGGTTACACAGTTGTTGACCCATCTATTTTAACATGGTATACTGAAACCTATATAAAAGACCCTGTGGAAAAACGTGGGTTTGATAGTAACTATTGGATATGGGAATATCCGAATTATTCTCGTGATTATGTAGTTGTAGCTGACGTTGCCCGTGGTGATGGGCAAGACTATTCGGCATTTCACGTTATAGATGTAGAGACAGTCGAACAAGTAGCCGAATATAAAGGTAAAATTGAAACCAAACAATTTGGTGCTATGCTAACTTCGATTGCTGCTGAATGGAACAACGCAATGTTGGTTATTGAAAACGCAAATATTGGTTGGGCTGTAATTCAAGAAGTAATTGACCGAAACTACACCAATTTATATTATTCATATCGTGAAGTTGGATATGTTGACGAGGATGTTCATCTTCGTAAAGGTTGGGACTTGAAAAAGAAAGAGGACATGGTTCCTGGGTTTTCTATGACATCAAGAACTCGACCACTTGTGATATCAAAGTTAGATACTTACATGAGAGAAAAGGCGCCCATTATTCATTCTAAAAGATTGATTGATGAGTTGTTCGTTTTTATTTGGAATGGTTCGAGAGCAGAAGCTCAACAAGGATATAACGATGACTTGGTAATGTCATTCTCTACAGGTCTTTGGGTAAGAGACACCGCATTAAAATTAAGACAACAAGGTATTGATTTAACAAGAACTGCATTAACACACATTGGAAAATCAAACACAGGTGCTTACAATTCAAGACTTGGTAATAAAAATCCATGGGTTGTTAAGGATGGTCATGGTAACGACCTTGACATGACTTGGATTCTTTAATTTGGTAGTTAAGTTTATTTTTTGTATATTTATAACTTGTAAGAGTATACAAATTAGAGAAACACAATATGGCAGATAATTCAATATATGGTAGACTGAAAAAATTATTCAACACCCAAGTAGTCGTTAGACGAATTGGTAAGGATAAAGTTCAGACTGTCGATACTCAAAGACTCCAATCTCAAGGTAATATGAGACAAAGCTCGTATTACGACCGATTTGGTAGACTACATTCGTCTCGTAGAAACTGGGAAACCTATAATCAACAATTCAATTACTATTCTAATAAATTGGAATTGTATACCGATTATGAATCTATGGACAAAGACTCAATCATAGCTTCGGTTCTTGATATTTACTCCGATGAATGTACTTTAAAAAATGACATGGGTGATGTTTTACGAATCAAATCATCCGATGAGAATCTAAAGAAAGTTCTTCACAATTTATTTTACGATGTTCTGAATATTGAATTCAACCTATGGGCTTGGATTCGTGGTATGAACAAGTATGGTGATTACTACTTACATCTTGACATTGAACCCCAAATTGGTATTGTAAACGTATCACCAATGTCTACATACGAAGTAGAACGTGTTGAAGGATTTAATCCTGACAATCCGTATGAAGTTAAGTTTAAATTAAGTTCAATGTCAGCCGCTCCAAACTCATATAACATTATGGGTAAGGCAAAAGAGGGTGTTGAGTTTGATTTCTATCAAGTAGCTCACTTCAGACTTATGGCTGACTCAAACTTCTTACCATATGGTCGTTCTATGTTAGAGCCGGCTCGTAAGACTTGGAAACAATTAACGCTTATGGAAGATGCTATGATGATTCATCGTATCATGAGAGCTCCGGAGAAAAGAATCTTCAAAATTGACGTTGGTAATATCCCACCTGGTGAAGTTGACCAACACATGAGGAACATCATTGACCAAATGAAGAAAGTTCCATACATCGACCAGAATACCGGTGACTACAACCTTAAATTCAATATGCAGAATATGTTGGAAGACTATTATCTTCCTGTAAGAGGTGGTCAAAGTGGAACTGAAATTGATTCTTTAAGTGGTATGGAGTTCGGTGGTATTGACGACATCGAATATTTGAAAAATAGAATGATGGCTGCTTTAAAAGTTCCTAAAGCATTCATTGGATACGAAGAAGGTGTTGAAGGTAAAGCTACACTTGCTCAACAAGACATTAGATTTGCACGTACTGTTGAACGTATCCAAAAAATCGCTGTTTCTGAACTTACAAAGATTGCAATAGTTCACTTATATACTCAAGGTTACGAAGGTGCTGACCTTGTAAACTTTGAATTGGAGTTAACGACTCCATCTGTTATCTACGAACAAGAGAAAGCTGCTCTTTGGACTGAAAAAACAAGTTTAGTTAGTTCAATGAAAGAGTTAAAAATGATTTCTCAAGAATGGATGTATAAAAACATCTTTAATATGTCAGATGATGAGTGGAAACTCGAACAAGCTAAAGTCATCAATGACTTAAAACTTGGTTTCAGACAAGAACAAATCGTAAACGAAGGTAATGACCCTGTTAAAACCGGTGAGTCATTTGGTACACCACATGATTTGGCTGTAGTATCACAACAACCTGCTGAAGAAGAGGGTGGTTCACCTGAAGGTGGGTTTGAAGGTGCTGGTAGACCAACTGAAGGTGGTACATATGGTACTGATGATGCTAATATGGGCCGTGACCCGTTGGGTAAAAAGACTGACGTTGGTACTGATTCGGCATATCATACATTTAGAAGTTCACCAAACGCATTAGAGTCCTTAAAAAGGTCTATGAGTAAGGTTAAGACCAAAAAAATGATAATTGAATCGTTGAAAACTGAAGAAGAACCAAAAGAGTTTGATATGTTAGATGAATCTAACCTATTGGATGATACGATTTGATTGTAAGTGTAATATTTATAAAGTAGAAACAAAAGAGAAAGTTTAAGATGACGAAACTTAAACATAGTAAATTTAAGAATACGGGTATCCTATTTGAATTACTCGTAAGACAAATCGCTTCAGACACATTAGCGGGCAAAGACTCTCTTGCGCTTGAAATTATTAAAAAACATTTCAAAAAGGGAAGTGAATTAAGTAAAGAATTAAAATTATATCAATCCTTGACAAAGGAAAACTTTGATTCACAATACAAAGCTCAAGAATTTGTAAATATTATTTTACAAGAACGTGGGTCATTGACTGAAACTACCTTAAAGAGACAAAAATACAACTTAATTAAATCCATCAAGGAATCTTTTGTGATGGAAGACTTTTTTAAGTATCGTGTATCAAACTATAAACAATTGGCTTCTATATACAAGGTGTTTGAGTACACTCAATCAGTTTCTCCAAAAGAAT